TTCCAACACCACATGATGACGAGGTGCTGTAATGAGCTCGCAACTTGCACTAAGCCAAGGCGATAAGCCACAAGCGAATAGCGTACTTGTAAAAATTATTGGCGACGAAGTATTGCCGTCGCTTAAGGCGTACTACCCAAACAGTGATTTTAATTGGCGTGGCAATCTGGCGTTATTTGCAAACGAATACGCGGGCCAGTTATACGGCATGGGTATTGTGGCTAAGCATGTTCGCATGGCGCTTGAAGCAGCACGCATACGATCAGCCACCGAACGACACGCACCAAACCCCATTGAGTTCAAAATTTTATGCCTGCAGGCACGCGGTATGCCAACGCTTGAACGCTGTATGCAAGAAATTAACGAGCAGCGCATAGTGAACTACGGCAAAGATAAAGAGTGGTCAGAGCCTTTAGTTTATTGGCTTAACCAGCAAATAGCCGCCGCACGCGCAACACTGGCGGATAACGCGTGGCAAAAGATGGCTAAGGACAGATACACAAAGCTTGCTGATAAGTACGGTAAGAACGAATTAAGTCCGATACCGCTCAAGCTTGAGCATAACGAGCCACCGGCTTATTTGAAATACGCGGGGAACAGTCATGGCTAAATCATACGAGCAAGACCAAAAGGAATTTATTCGTGCGCTTAAGCAGATTTTAGGCAGCAATTATCAAAATGCGCTGATTGATGCAAAAGCAGCTAAGGCGGCAGCACTTGAGGGGATAAGTAACCCAACACCAAAACAGATTGGCTTTGCTACGGCAGAAGCTAACCGCGCTATGGCAAGGCACGCTAAAGCCCATGGTGTTGATAGTGTGCCGCAGTACATTAAGGACCAAAAAGAAGCGGCTAAGAACAGACACGCACAGCGCAATAATTCACATAGCCAAAACCGTCAAGCGGCTAACCGCATGCAAAACATTAAAGCGAACCCCGGTAACTTTACATCAAACAAGGTGCCGGCTAACCAAGGCTACTCGCTTAACGCTGAGCTTGAAAAAGCATACAGAGCAAAGGTGGCGTCATGAAGCTAAGAGAACTTAAGCCAGGTGCTGAATTTATTCTAGTGAGAACAGGCCAACTCTACAGAAAGAAGATAAACCAGAATGGCAATAAATTAGGCTTTATTGCTTGCTCAAGAGTGATAAGCACAAAGCAAAGTGCATCCATAGATATTAATGGGCAGTGTTTAGTTGAGATAGCGAGTAACGACGATGAGTAAGAAAGTGCTAACCGCTACTAATGTCCAATACTTCATGCCGCAGATAGGTCAAGCCGTTAGAGATTTATTACGTCAAGGCAAGAACGTGGTTATTGAGTTTAAAGAGCACAAAGCTAAACGCTCATTAGCTCAAAATAGATTGCTTTGGATGTGGAACCAAGAAATAGCTAATCATTTTCGTGATCACTTTGGTCAAGAAAACAGTTCGGAAGATGTGCACGAAGTATTTGTTCGGAAAAAGTTTGGCGTGAAAGTCATTCAAGCAGGTAACGAAGAACCAATCATAGTACGCAAACGCACACGCAAACTAAACACTAAGGAGTTTTGCGAATACCTAAATTGGATTGAGCAGTATTGCGCTGAGTATTTAGAGCTCATGCTACCTCAGCCAGAGGACTTATATCACTTAGCCATTTACGGGGAGTCAAACAATGTCGCTCATTAGTAAAAAAATACGTAACAGCGCACGCGGCCAAAACTGCCAAGTGCGCATACCTGGTGTATGCAACCATAACTCTGAAACCGTAATACTTGCTCACGTTGGCGGTGGTGCTGGTATGGGCCAGAAGTGTGACGATATACACGCGACTTACGCTTGTTCAGCATGCCACGACGTAATAGATAGACGCATACCTAACGGTGATCCTCGACTGATAAAACTTAGAGCGCTAGAGGGCATGGTTAGAACGCAAAAGCTTTTACTTGAGCAAGAATTAATACAGGTGGCTAAATGAAACTAACCATTGGTATTGATCCCGACTTTGTTAAAAGCGGCATAGCAGTTACCCAAAATGAAACGATTGTTCATTTAGAGTCATTGGGCTTTGTAGATTTGTTTGAGTACATAGCCGCCGCAGGTGATAAACAAAGCATTTTAATTAAGCTTGAGAACCCAAGCGCTATAAAGCCGCTATTTGGTGCCAAGGCTAAAAACAAGCGCTCTATACGTGAAAAGATTTGTCAGGACGTAGGCAAATGCAAAGCAACCGGCTCACTCATTCAGCAAGTGCTAGAAAGCCAAGGTTATAAAGTAAAACTAGTTAAACCACTTAAAGGCCCTGTTAAGCGCCAAGCTAAAAATGATGCCGTTTACTTTAACAAGTTAACCGGCTGGCAAGGGCGAAGCAACGAAGATAAGCGCGATGCGGCATTGGTGGCGCTTTATGGGTGATAAATAACTGATTTAAAAGGCTAATAAAACTAATTAGCGGAGTGGGCGGGAAAGTTATTACAATTGGAAATGTTAAAAATTGTGTACTTTACCCGTTTTGTAAACATTTTCTTACACATGGGGCGCATACCGATGATGTCAATACAATTGCTTTACAGCAGACAAGTACCAAGAACAATAAATTGCGATCCTGCAATGCTTACTCGCAGCGCTAACGCAGTAACTAATGACGAAATACTGTCTATACTCAGCAAAATTAAAAGTAAACACCCAATTGGTAACGCGGTACTTGATGCGCAGATAGCGATGGACGAATCAGCAAAGGCTTTATTGCAAGACGCGTTAATGCGTTCGTTAATAAGTCAGGGCTATGATGAGTTTATATCACAGGCGCTTGCTACAGTTGCCGTAATTGAAGTGTGCGATAGTCCTGCTTGTTCACGATGCAAAGGTACAGGTTTATTCATGAAAGCGGGGCAAGGAATGATTGAATGCTCTAAGTGCCATGGGGTAGGTTCGTTTGTACCAAGCGGGCGCGAGTTGCACCGAATGGTGCTGCAGGCACTACCGTTGGGTAAAGGCTTTAGCAGAGACACATTTAAACGCAAGTGGTACGATATTTACATGGGCGCTGTTGATACGCTGCACACAGAAGCAGGCGACGCCGCTGCATATGCTAAAGACATATTACGCAAGATTGAAAGCGAAAACGAATACAGAGAGGTTGGTTAATGAAACTAAAACAACTAAGTAACCATTTTACCTTTTGGAATAAAGTATGGGCTACTCATTTAAGGGATGCTTATAGTGATCATCAAGTAAACGAGCAAGCGATTAATGAAATTATTTTGCGCAGAGGCAAGAGCTTTACTCAGAGGCTGGTTATTCCGCCTAGCTTAATGCGCGATATAAGCGAAAAGGAAAGGAAAGCTGTTATCTTGGATGAATTAAGCGTACACGAGCAAGTTGCTAGGCAGTTAGCAATGCAAATGACAGATGATGACTTTAAAGTTATGGGAGCAGGCAATGACTGATAAAACTAAAAAAGAGATTGAAGCAACCGAAGCAAAAGTAATGGCAATGCTTGAGCTAGGTGAATTAGATAGCGCAGTAGTTGATTATATTGAACTGCTACAAGAAACAATTACAACTTACCAAGGCGAGCTTTACGCTAAGAATAGTCAAATAAGCAGCCTTGAATATAAACTAGCCAATATAGATAAAGTTGAATCTTGACTTTCGACCACTTATTGCTACTATTTCACCAAGCTAGGTATTTTACGCCTAGTTAGAAAAGCCCGCTTAACTGCGGGCTTTTTCGTATGCGCACAAAAGTAAGGTTTTATTAGTCATTTTACTCCTTAGTAAGCCCAGCCTAACCGCTGGGCTTTTTTATGCGCGAAACAAATTTATAGGTGGGTGTTATGACAAGCGATAAAGAAATGTGTAAAGACTTTGAAGATAGTGGGGCGTTCTTTCCTAAGGTAACGCCTGAACGTATTGAAGAACTAATGAAGCAGATTCGATACATTCCATCATTAGTAGAGGGAACCACGACAACGCTTGTTGTTAGCGTCCTACCGATTGGCTTAACAGATTTTACTTTAGCCACCACCACGATGGCGTGCGTAGATAAGCGCAACTTTAATGCTGAAAAAGGCGTTAAGTATTGCATTGAGAAATGCGAAAAAGAAACGCGCAATAAGCTTTGGGAGCTTGAGGGTTACGCTTTGGCGCAATTTATTCAGGCTGGTCATTACAAGACTGACAATCAAAAAGACGATCCAAGCACAAGCTTTAAAGGCCGTTTAATTGTAGAGCTAAATGAGTTGCAAGTTAAAGTTAAGGCGCTTAGCAAGTTTGTTCTTAGTGAGCTATACGACAACTTACCTGAGATTGAGCGTAAAGCATTAAAAGAGCAGCTAGCACACATGCAGTCTTATGAAGTTGTTTTGCGTGCTCGCGTATCAAGAATCTGTACGTGAGGTTTTGAGCATGAAAGCTAAAAGTTTAATTGCTCTAGGCCTATCAGGTGTTCTTGCTGCAGTTGGTGTAACGGTTGCTAACTTTGAGGGTAAAGAGTTAACCGGCTATGTTGATCCCGTTGGTATTGAAACAACGTGCTACGGCCACACAAAAACAGCGCAAGCAGGTAAACGCTACACAGAAGATGAATGTTTGAACCTATTAGCTCAAGACCTAGCAGAGCATAACAAGCAGCTAATGAGCGCGGTTAACGTTCCACTTTCTCAGGGTGAGCATATGGCTTACCTTTCTTTTATTTATAACGTGGGCGCGGGTAACTTTCGCCGCAGCTCATTACTACGTTATTTAAACGAAAATCAGCGCAATCGTGCTTGTGATGAATTATCACGCTGGGTTTATGCCAAAGGGCGCAAGCTTACGGGGCTTGTAAAACGCAGAGAGCAAGAGCGTCAAATGTGCTTAAAAGGTGTTAGTAATGCTAAAGCTACTTGGTAGTGTTGAGCGACTGATTATAGTAGGGCTGTTAATTGCAATAGCGGCACTGACTTATTCAGCAAGCAGCATTAAAGCTGAACTTAAAACAGCCAAGCAAACTATTGAGCAAAAGGATTTAGCAATAGAGAACGCATCCATCCAAGCTGAATATCTAACACAAAGCGTTAAATTATCAGAGCAAGCAAACGTCAAGCTAATGAAAGAGCGTGAATCACTTGCCAAAATTAACGCACAGCACAGCGCTGAAATTGCCAAATTAAACAAACAGTTCCACTTCGCGCAAACTCAAATTGCAAAATTAAGGTCGTCAAATGATAAAGCCGTTAAAGATTGGGCTAATAGCGCTATTCCTTGCGATGCTATCAGCTTGCTCAAGTACGCCAGCAACAAAAGTTGTGACGAGAACAGTAGTGCAAACGCAGTACAAGTACGTGACACCGCCCTTAAGCTTAATCCAGCAGTGCGAAGTGGAGTCAAATTTTAACATGACCGATTCGGCTAGCTTATTAAATTACGCCCGCCAGTTAGAGCAAAACATAGATGAATGCAACAAAGGCATTGAACGCGTCAAAAAATGGGTTATTGACAATGGATAAAACAACACCAGCAAGCTATGTCGCAAGCTTCATTACTGCGGTTGGCGGTTTAATATCTCTTAACGATATAGCTCTAATGCTGGGCATAATTTTTGCCGCTCTAACTTTTTGGATTAATAAAGAAAGCCAGAGAAAGCGCTTAGAACTTGATATGCAAAAGCGCCAAGAAGATGCAGAGTTTCATAAAGCAAGAATGGTCGAGCTGTTAAAACAAGACAGCTTAGAAATGATTGAGCAGCAGCCATCAGCTAATGATGATAAAGAGGTTTCTGAGAATGTCTAAATTCAAAGAATACGATTGGTCAGGCTACACAACGCTTGAACGATTGTACTGCTATGAATTTATGGTTGATAGAAGTAAAGGCGAAGCAGCTATTCGTGCGGGCTATAAAAAGCAGGCAGCAAAACAACAGGCTACGCGTGTATATAAAAAATGTGAGTCACGCATTAACGAAATGCTTAACGACTTAACTGAGCCGCATAATGTAACCGTAGACCGCATTGTTCAGGAGCTTGCAAAAATAGGTTTTATGGACGCACGTCAGTTCTTTGATACCAGCGGCAATCCTATTCCAATACAAAACTTAAGCGATGATGCAGCCAGTGTTATTGCTGGCATGAAAGTGCGCAGTGAAAGTGATGGTGATGATGGCGAAGTAGCCACAATTACTGAATACAAGCTCAATGACAAGATTGATGCGCTGCGCCTGTTAGGCCAACACAAGCAAATGTTCACTAAGAAGCTCGTTATTGACGATAAGCGCCCGCTTGTTGTTGTTAAAGATATGACGGGTCGCAAGAAGAAAGAGCAGTAAGCGCGTGTGTCTCAAACTACTTATGAATTTTTGTATGCGCCGCAAGGTGACGTACTCGATCAGTATTATGTTGGACGTGACCGTGTAACGCTGATTATGGGCCCGCTTGGCTCAGGTAAAACAACCGTATCGTGCATGCGTGTGTTTGACCAAATATGTGAACAAGCGCCGGACGCACACGGCTCGCGCAAAAGCCGTTGGATAGCGGTAAGAAATACGTACCCTGACTTAACAGGCACAACAATAAAAGATTGGTCTGACTTGTATCACAACGAACACACGCAGTTAGGCAAGTTTAATAAGGACTTTCCACCAACCCATTATCTAGACTTTGATCTGGAAGATGGCACGCGAGTAATTGCAGAGGTGGTTTTTTTGGCATTGGATAGGCCCGACTCAGTAAGGAAGCTGCGAGGACTACAGGCCACAGGGTTTTGGCTAAACGAAGTCAAGGAGCTAGACAAAGCCATAGTTGATATGTGCGATGGACGACACGGACGTTATCCCAAGGACGTAGCGCCAAGCTGGCATGGCATTATAGGCGACACTAACGCGCCTGATACCGATCACTGGTATTACGAATTAGCAGAAAAAGAACACCCGAAAGGCTGGACATTCTTGCGTCAACCAGGCGGTGTGATTGGCACAGTAACGGGGCCACCTAATGCACGCGTTACTACATGGGAGCCAAATCCAAACGCCGAAAACATTAATAACCTGCCAGATGGTTACTACATTAACCAAGTGCAAGGTAAAAAGGACGATTGGATCAGGGTTAACCTAGCCAACGAATACGGCAGCGTATCAACCGGCAAGCCAATTTATCAAGGTGTGTGGAATGATGCAGTGCATGTATCAGAACACAAGCTATTACCTATCCCGCTAGTGAACAAGCTTTTACTTGGCTTTGACTTTGGTAGAACGCCAGCGTGCATTATTGGGCAGTTGATGCCTAACGGTAAGTTACGAGTGCTGCGCGAGCTAATAGCAACCAGCATGGGCATTCGGTCATTCATGGACCAATCTGTGATCCCATGCCTTAAAAAAGACTTTCCAACGTTTAATATTAAAGATATGGAAGCCTACGGCGATCCAAGTGGCGTTGCTAAGTCAGGAAACGACGAGAACAGCCCAATCGGCATATTAAACGACGAGTACAAGCTAACTACTTACCCAACGGCCACAAACATTCCCCTGCGCCGCTGGGAGTCTGTAAACGAATTTTTAATGAACACCATTGACGGCGTGCAAGCATTTGAGCTTAGCAGGTGCTGTGAAGCGATCCGCAAAGGTTTTAACGGCGGGTATCAGTTTAGACGTTTAAATGTAAGTGGCGAGAAGTACGCAGAAGCCGCAGACAAGAACAAGTTTTCGCATCCACACGATGCGCTGCAATACCTTGCCCAAGGCGCGCAGGGTGAAATTAACTACGCATGGTTAGACCAACACTTAGCCAACAGCGAAAGCAACCAATCAATTATAGCTGATTCAGTTAGCGGGTATTAAATGAAACCAGAACCGAAAGACTACGAGCACGATTACGATAAAGACAATAAAATCGATATGCTTGCTATGGAGCTTGAGCGCCAGTTAACGCAGGTTATTAACGATCGTACTGTGATTGATAGCCGCATGGTGGAAGATTTAAAAAATTACCATGGCAAATTAGACGACGAAACAATCGACGCGCTTAAAAAAGCAAAGCGCTCGCACCCATTTATAAAGCTTACCCGCGCTAAAACAAATGCAGGCGAGTCGCAGTTAGTTGATTTACTGTTTCCTAATGACGATAAAAACTACGGCATTAAACCCACGCCAAAGCCTGATTTAGCAGCAAAGCTTGACGATGAAACCCCTGTAGATCTAGGTGATGGTCCTTATCAAAATGATGATGATGGGGAGGTGGTCACGCAAGGCGACTTGGCTGAGCGAGAGCTTGAAATAGCCAAAGAGCGCTGCGAAAACATGGAGCTGACTATTGATGATCAGCTAATTGAAACCAAATACAACAGCCGATCACGTAAAGCGATACACGATGCGTGTGTAGTTGGCACCGGCATATTAAAAGGTCCCGTTGTTATGGGTAAGCTAAACAAAGCTTACACAGAGCAAAATGGTGAATTTATCCTTGAGCTAAAAGAAGCGTTTACGCCAGGCGTTGAAGTTGTGCGCCCTTGGGACTTTTTTCCTGACTTATCAGCCAGTGAAATAAGCGAAGCCGAGTTTGTATTCGAGCGCCGCTATATGAGTAAGCAGCAAATAGCAGAGCTACCACAGCGCAAAGGCTTTAAAGCAGATCAGGTTAAGCGCGTTCTTAAAATGACCTCACAGCAAACGCAGCATACAACCAGTTACCAAGATGATGTTCGCAAGCTTGCAGGGCTAAGCGACACTATTAACGATAGTCGCTATGAAACATGGGAATACCACGGCCCTATAGATAACGATGTGTTAATTGATGTGGGCGCAATTGACTTACCCGAAGATGAAGAACAAGCGCTTGCGTTTATTGAAGAAATGAGCGGCGAAGAAACCATGGCGACCGTGTTTTATTGCGGCGGTATTGTTATGGGCGCACGCGTTCACCTAATGAGCTACGAGGGCTACATGCCATATCGTGTGTTTAATTGGGAGCCTGACGACTCAAGCATTTTTGGTTACGGCATACCGCGCATGGTGCGTGACGAGCAAGGTATTTTAAATAGCACGTGGCGCATGATGCTTGATAACGGCGGCATTACCGCAGGCCCACAAATTGGCGTGAACAAAAAACACATACAACCTGCCGATGGCAATTGGAACATAACCCCATTTAAACAGTGGAACATGACAGGCGGTACAGACGATATACGCAAAGTATTTACAACCGTTGAGTTTAACAGCCACCTAAACGAACTACAGGGCGTTTACCAAGTTGCTCGCGTGTTGTTTGATGAAGTATCAGGCGTGCCAATGCTACAGCAAGGCGAGCAAGGCCAATCAACTCAAACACTAGGCGGCATGAGCATGCTAATGAACGCAGCTAATACAGTGCGCAGGCGCCAAGTAAAAGATTGGGACGATAATATTACCGAGCCGATGATCAGTGACTTCTATCACTGGAACATGAGCTATAACGATGACAACAGCATTAAAGGCGATTACCAAGTAGATGCTCGCGGCACTAGCGCGTTACTCGTTAAAGAAACTCAAGCACAAGCGCTTACTAGCTTTATGAGTGTGGCAGGGAGCAACCCTGTATTTGCACCAGTGCTACAGCTAAAAGCGGTTGATATATTGCGCGAGTGGGTTAAAACACAAGGCTTACCAAGCTCTATTATTCCAACTGATAAAGAGCTTGAGCAATACCAAAAGCAACAAGCAGAACAAAATGAGGGTCAACCACAAGATCCCGCCATGATGGTTGAGCAGCTACGCATGCAGCAGCTACAAGCTAAGCAAGAATTTGACTCGCAAATGTTTGACAAAAAAGCCCAGCTAGATAGCCAAGAGCAACAAGCAAACATACAAATCAAATACCAGCAACTAGCCGCTGAAATGCAAGCACAGCAAAGCAAAGAGCGTGTTGAGCTAATGAAGCTCACGCAAAATGAAAAGCTAAGCAGTGAAAAGTTAATTGTTGAGCTGAAAAAAGTACAAGCTAAAAACGAGCAAGATTGGGCCAAGTTTAGCGCTGAGCTAAAAATAAAACAGCAAGCAGGCCAAACGGCTAACTACGGACTTGATTAATTATGAGCTTTGTAACAACCAGCACATGGGTAAAAATTAAAAAGCAGCTAAACGAAGATAGGCACGACTTAGTTGAGCAGTTAATACAATCAAATATAGAAAAACAATCCGACCAACTGCGCGGTAAAATACAGCAGATTGACGACATACTAGACGGTTACCCAGCCCGTTTAACACAAACAGAATCAGACACGTAGCATTTAGCTATCTGTCAAACAGAACCCACGCATTGCCGTGGGTTTTTTTATGACTGCAAGAAAGCACTCACAGGAAAAAACCATGAGCAATCAAAATGAAAATCCGAATTCTGATCACGAACAAGAACAGGATGCGGCAGCGTTATTTACAACACTAGCAAGCCAAGACTCTACCGACTCTGAGCAGACAAGTGATGATAATACGCTGGACAACAGCGAAGAAAACTACAGCGATACTGATACAGAAGAAAACGACCAAGGCCAAGCCGATGAGGACCCATGGTTGCAAGTAGATGAATCACTACGCAATGAGTTTTTAACGCTACAGGCTAACCATAGCAAGTTGCAAAACGACCACAAGGCTAACGCTGGCCGTGTTCAGGCGCTTAATAACAAAGTGGCTGAGTACCAAAAGCTAGTTGAGGGTGCAGAGCAACAGGGTAAGCCAACCGGTGACGGCCCTACAGCCGACGACCTTGAAGGTATGAGCTTTGAGGAAGTTGAAGAAGAGTGGCCCGAAGTAGCCGGCTATTTAAAGAAACAACTAGAACGCACGCAGCAGCAGCTAACGCAGCAATTTGAAGAGCGATTAAACCCGCTCAACGAAATGCACACACAGCAGCAGCAAGCGCAGCAGCAACAGCATGTTCAATCTGAATTGCAACGACTCCAACAAGTACACCCTGATTTTCAGAGTATTGCTAGTGACTCGAAGTTTCACGATTGGGTAAACGCTCAGCCAGATACGGTTAAAGCCATGGCTGGCAGCTTACATGCCGCTGACAACATTGCGTTGTTGAATCTTTACAAAGGCAGTAACGGCAAAGGCCGCACTGCAAAACCGTCGTTATCCGATCACGCAACCATACCCAAAAAGGGCAGTGGGCGCCAAATACAAACCGATCCGAATAACGTCGATCCCGTCCAGTTATTTACACATCTT